TAGCAATTGCTAAAAGATTAGGTGTGCCACTAGAAGAATATGCGAAACAAGTAAACATCACGGAAGGAGTATAGGCATATGGAAAATGAAAAAATAAAAACCTCACGTGCGAGTCAGACAAGAGACAAAATAGAAGTCAAAAAGGTTTGGACTCCACCCAACTCACTAGATGCGCCACCAGCGCCAACTGGTTTCAGACATCAGTGGATACGTGCCGAAATTCTTGGACAATCAGATGCTAAAAATGTAGCATCTTCTTTAAGAGAAGGATGGGAGTTAGTGAGAGCTGACGAATATCCAGATTCACAATATCCCGCTGATATAGAAGGTAGATACGCTGGAGTTATCGGAGTGGGCGGCCTATTGCTGGCTAGGATACCTGAAGAGATTGCGCTTCAAATCGATGCTTATTATAAAAAGCAAAACGATGCTAAAGAAGAAGCAGTAGAGAACAATCTTATGAAGGAACAGCACCCAAGTATGAAATTCCAAAAGGAATCTAATACTCGTGTAACCTTCGGTGGTACAAAGAAAAGCTAATTATTTAGTAATTCCTACCCAACGAATTAAATTAATCGGTACTGACCCTTATGGGGTCATTACTTAACAAGGAACAAAAACTATGGCAAATGCAAGTACAGTAGGATTTGGACTTAGAGCGATCAATACAGTTGGACAAACTCCAGCTACTTCTGGTCAAGCTGAGTACAGAATCCAAACAGCACCAGGCGTTGCAACTAATAAAGGTGATCCTATGTCTACACAAGATGCAGGCAATCAAGGTTACCAACAAGATGCATCGTTTACACTTACAGATGATGGTGGACAAGGTGGAACAGCTTGGACTAATGCGACAGAAGCATTATTAACAGGTGTGTTCAATGGAGCTTTCTATATAGATGCTTCAGGCAAACCAACTTTCAGCAATAACATTGTTGCAGGTCAAACTACATCAGTAAATTACAACAACGGTTCAAATGAAATTGAAGCGTTTATAATCAACAACCCGTTTCAACAGTATGAAGTGAAAGCGGATGCGGCTGTTGCTCAAACCTTAATTGGTGGAGCAAGCAACTTCAACGTAAATAACTACACTGCAACTGATAACAAAAGTGGTCAATCAATTACTACTTTAGATGTCGGTTCTGCTGCTACAACGGCAATGTTTAAATTAGTTGCTTACGGCAATGACGTAAACAATAAAGATTTCACTGTCGCAGGTGGAAATGTTATTGTTGCTGTTGCTGGTGGCGCTGGTTTATACGCTTAATCTAGAATAAGGAGATAAATAACTATGGCTATATCAAGAGCACAACTAGTTAAAGAACTAGAGCCTGGTCTGAATGCTTTATTCGGATTAGAATACAAACAATACGGCGAGCAATGGTCTGAAATTTTCGAAACAGAATCATCTGACAGAGCTTTTGAAGAAGAAGTGATGTTAGCTGGTTTCGCAAATGCAAACGTTAAACCTGAAGGACAGGGTGTAACTTTTGACGATGCACAAGAAACTTTCACAGCTCGTTACACTAACGAAACGATTGCATTAGCATTCGCTATTACAGAAGAAGCTATCGAAGATAACTTGTATGACAGACTTGCGTCTAGATATACAAAAGCTTTAGCAAGATCTATGGCGTCTACTAAGAATATCAAAGGCGCAGCGGTACTAAATAACGCGTTTGACAACACTTTCGTAGGTGGTGACGGTGTAGAACTTTGTTCTGCTGTTCACCCAACTATGGCAGGAACGTTTTCAAATGAGTTAGCAGTAGCAGCTGAGTTGAACGAAACATCTTTAGAGCAGTCATTAATTGACATTGCAGCTCTTACAGATGAAAGAGGCCTAAAAATTGCGGCACAAGGAGTTAAATTAATTATTCCTTCTGCTTTACAATTTACTGCTGACAGACTTATGAATTCTGCTGGTAGAACAGGTACTGCTGATAACGACATTAACGCAATCAGAAATATGGGAATGATCTCTGGTGGATATGTAGTAAATAACTACTTAACTGCTGCGAAGAAATTCTTCATCAAAACTGATGTGCCTAATGGTCTTAAGCACTTCAACAGATCACCTATCAAAACTTCTATGGAAGGTGACTTTGATACTGGTAACGTTAGATACAAAGCTAGAGAAAGATACGTATTTGGATTTTCTGATCCAAGAGGCGTATTCGGATCAAACGCAACGTAATCAATAATTTTAAAAGGGCCGAACACAATTCGGCCCTTTTTTTTATATAAGGTGAGAGAATGACTAAATTCCTAGTAAATATATGGGCATATGACTACCACAGCAAGTTTGAAGTGGAATCTAAAGATAATCCAACCTCATTGGAAAATGCAATAGTTGACAAACTAGGGAAAAATGATATTATCTGGGAAACCACGGGAATGTTTGCCCCGTTAAACAGAATAACCTATGAGGAGGTTACTTATGATACAAGACCTATACAAAGCAAAAAGGTCCTTGGAGTTGAAGTGGGAACAGGAGCATCTATCTAACGGTAGATATACTCTTGAGATGGTCAGAATTGATGACAAAGTTAGAGAAGTCATCACAAAGATCAAGCTAGAAGAAGCTGAAATCGCTCACAGGCAAAATAATATCGAAGGTGCCGCTCCACAAGTTTCTGTAGCTACTTAATACAAAAGCTACATCGTTGAAAAATCACTTCACACTATAGGCTCTCTTGCGCTCTACTCAAAACTAGTATATATTATAAGCACTATACATTTAATAAATGATGAATGCTGACGCGTATAGTCGACAACCCTAGGGACAGTATTCAGATATCTAGGAGGATATTAATATGGCAACAACTACTTTTTCGGGACCAATAAAAGCGGGAACGATCTCAAATACAACAGGAACAACAGTTGGCGATGACGTCAAAAATGTTGGTTTTGTAAAAATGGCTCAAACTGCAGGGTGGACTCAATCTACTACAGCAGCAGACACTGGAATTGTAATTCCAGCTAATAGTCAAATTACAGAAATAATCATTAATATTACTACTGCGTGCGATGCAGCTAACATAAGTGCTGGTACAACTTCTGCATCAACTGAAGTATTTACAGCATTAGCAGCTGGAACAGCAGCAAATGTATTTAAATATGGATCTACAGGTACAATTACTGATGGTGATACTTGGGCTGATATAGGATCAAGTGACTTACCAATCTATATTGATTTCAGTGCTGGTACAAGCGGAGTTGGTTTTATTACAGTTGAGTATATTCAAAATATAAACAACGCGTAATTAATTAATTAAGTGTGGGCTTCGGCCCACACACAATTTAAGGAGAAAATATGTCAGGATATACAAGTGACCAACTAGTAGCCCACACTACAGCAGACGCACAAATGGTTCCTATAGGACAAAGAGCTAGAATTACAGGTATACAAGCACAAGGTGCAGCTAGTTCTACTATAGTTTTTAAAACTGGTGGAGCTGCTGGAACTACAATAGCTACATTTAAATTTGGAACTGAAGGAATAGATTTTTATGTTCCAGGTTCAGGAATTTTATTTGATGATGGAGTTTATTTAGATTTAACTGCAACACCTGGTGTTACTATAACATTTACGTAGGAGTAAATTGTGGCTACAATAACTTACACAGTAACCGTAGCAACGGGAACTACTCAATATGGTACCGGTAATAGATTTTATATTAACGGAGAGGTAGCACCTGTCTTATATTTACAAGAAGGTAATACTTATATATTTGATCAAGCAGATTCTTCTAACGCTACACACATACTAGCTTTTTCTACAAATCCAAATAACAGTCCTGTAGCAGCTTATACAACAGGTGTTACTACAGCAGGAACACCAGGAAGTGCTGGAGCAAAAACAACTATAGTTGTTGCACCAGTTAGAACCACAGGCGCTCCATTATTATTTTATTACTGTACTGCACACGCAGGTATGGGTAATACTGCACAAACTATTTCACCTACTTCTCAAACTACAGAATTTAATCCACAAATAGATGAAGTTATAGAAGAAGCTTTTGAAAGAACAGGTGTAAGAGGAACTAGAACAGGTTACCAATTAAGATCTGCAAGAAGATCTTTAAATATAATGTTTCAAGAATGGGGAAATAGAGGAGTCCATTTATGGAAAGTTAAACTTGCAAAAATTCCATTAGTAGAAGGACAAGCAGAATATAACTATGCATCTGATTCAGAAAATTTT